CCGCCAAGGTCTATACCGCTTTGGCCAAAGCCATTGCCAAGGCAGCAGCAGTCATGGGGCTGGACCTGCAGGCTGAGACCTACAGCGGACCAGTGGAAGAGATGGACGCAGACATTGCGCGCTTCCTTGCCATGATGGCTACAGCAGCTGCAGACTATGGCAAGCCGTTCCCCGTGGAGCTGGACGCCATCAAGGGTGACGCTGAGCTGACTGCCATCACTGCTGCCCTCATCGAGCTGGCAAAGGACAAGGAGTTTGCTGAGTTCCTTGACGCCCCAGCAGGTGACGTAGTGCAGGAGGAAGTCATCACACCCATGGGCACTGAGTCCATGGATGAGGACTTTGACTTTAGCGCGCGCATGGGCTGAGCAGCATGGCCTTCTCATCCATTAGGAGCCGTATCGCGCAGCTCTTCGGCTTTGGGCAGAAGGCTAAGAGCATCATACCGGTAAGCCGGAAACAGGCCTATTACCGCTCCTATGAGGGCGGGGTGTTGGGCAACCTCACCCAAGCCATTGAGCGCAAGCAGCCTGTCACTTTCTTCTACACAGACAAGTGGCAGCCGGAAGGCACACCAGGCGCAATGGGTCAGCGAGTAGGCAACCCACACGCCATCTGGAAGGGCGCAAACGGGCGGACATATCTGCACCTGTACGTAGACCCCCAGAGCGCCACAGCTACAGGCGGCCTGCCTGGGTGGCGTACCTTCCTTGTCAACAGAATCCAGAACGTAAGTGTCTTAGAGCTTGGCACTTCGTTCTTGGGCAGGCCTGTGGCCTTTGTCACAGCCCCCGGCTGGAATCCCGGATGGTATCGGGCGGTCGGTCAACCCATCAAGCTCCTACAGTGAGAGGACAAAATGCCCCATGAAAGCGTAGCAGAGCAGGTGCTCGCAGAAGTGCAAGCAGCCCAAGCCCCTGAGCCTGAGGCACCAGCCCCAGCAGCTGAGCCCGTTGACCCTGAGGTAGCAGCCATGCAGGCTGTCATGGATGAGGACGGGGCAGAGGTAGAGGTAGAAGAGCAGGTAGGTGATGAGCCTGCGCGCAAGCGCGGCCTGTCTTGGGAGCAGGCCATCAAGTCTGTGCCCCCAGACATTGCAAAGCTCATGCGCAACATGCAGAAGGACTACACCCAGAAGACGCAGCAGGCAGCAGAGGAACGCCGGGAGTGGCTCAGGGAACGTGAGGCCCTCATGGCAGGCAAGGCCTCCCTGAAGACCCCCACTGAGCTGCCCGAGTATGACCCGTTCAATGAAAGCAGTATGCAGGCCCGCATTGAGGCAGAGGTCACCAAGCGACTGCAGCAGGTACTAGAGCCAATGCAGGCTGAATACGAGCAGGCCACTGCCCGCGATAGCTACAAGCTGTTTGTAAAAGAGCACCCTGAGTTTGAGACAGACAAGGGGCTCAGGTCAGAGGTCCAGCATCTGCTGGAGGGCAATGAGGCGCTGGACTTGGAGACCGCCTACTGGGCAGCCAAGGGCAAGCAGGCGCGCATCACAGCAGCCAAGCAGAAAGAGGACCGGTCTGCAGCTCGTAGGGCAGCCAAGGAGGCAGCCCTCAAAGGCACAGGCTCATCACGGCGCGGAGTCACACGGGGCAAGCCCACACGGGGCGACCTAAGGACTGCAAGCGCTGCAGACATTCTGGCCATGGCTCAGGCTATGCACAGACGCTAACGCGTGATAGTGTCCCAGACAGAGTGAGGCCACCCCACTGTGGAGCCTTGCGCGTCAGGCACTGTGACGACCACAGCACGCCACCGAACCGCAAGATTTCCCAACCCAGTGGAGGCCACTAAAATGGCACCTCAAAGTGTAATCAGCACCACGCTGCAGCTGCTGCGTGACAAGCTCATTGACAACTCTTTCCTCAGCCATCCCCTGTTCCGCGCAGTCGAGCAGGCCGGCAACCTCGTCAAAGTCAGTGGCGGCCTGCGCGTAGAGCAGCCTGTCATCTTCGGCGAGCACTCCAGCATCACCGAGCTGACCAACGGCTTTGAACCTGTCTCTATGGCAGTGACTGACCCGTTCAATAGCGCCAAGTTCGAATATGCGAACTTCACCCAGCCGATTGTATTGTCGGCTGTGGAAAAGGCAGCCAACAAGGGTGACCTTGCTGTGGTCAACATCCTTGAAAGCAAGGTAAAGAACGTTATGCTCGGCCTTAAAAAGGAAGTGAGCAAGCAGGTCATTGCAGGTAGCAGCACCACGCTCACCACCCTGCAGACCCTGAACGGCATGACCACCGCAGCAGGCACGGGCTGGTTCGAAGGTGTGGCAGCTGCAAGCCAGCAAAACACCGTTGGTGGTCTCTCCAAGGCGACGTACCAAAGCCAGAACTGGTTCAACAACTTCTTTAACAGTGGCGCCAACTTCGACCTGTCGCACCTTGACCAGCTCATGATTGACTGTCAGATTCGGAACCCCTCCGGTGAGTTCCCTGACATCATCCTCATGAGCCCCAAGTGCTTTGCAGCCTTCCAAGCCAAGCAACAGAGCTTTGTCAACTACGTCAGCGCAGGCGACCGCGATTCGCTAGACAGAGATATGGTCGCTATGTGGCGTGGTGCCAAGATCTATGTAGAGCCTCAGCTGGGCTTTACCGCTCAAAATCCAGCACTGCCGGTGTCTGCTTACGTCCTAAGCAGCAGCAACTTCCAGCTCTATGCTGACACAGATGGCTTCTTTGAAGTGTCTGACATGATGCCCGTCCCTGGCACTGCGACCGAAGCCGCTATGGTCTTCTGTCGTATGCAGCTCGTCACTGGTCACCTTGCTTCGCACGGTGTCCTTCTCAACGCGGAGGCCTGATACCATGGCAACTTCTACACTCATTCAGTTCCTCGGTGATGGCGTCACCACCCCTACCGGGGCAGGTGCAGACACCTCCAACCGTCGTCAGGTCGAGACGTTCATCAGTGGTGGCGCTATCGCTGCCGGTGACTGGGTTTCTCTCGACGTCTCGAAGACAGGCGCAGACAAGGCTTTGTATGTCATTGAGGCGCCTGCCACGGCGTCTGATGCCCGCTGCATTGGTGTCGCTCTTGCCGCTGCCACAGCAGCTGGTGAGCAGGTGCGCGTGGTGGTCGCTGGCTACGTTGCTGAGGCAAACGTCGCAACCGGTACGGGTATTGGGCAGGCGCTCACACCCAACGGCACAGCCGGTCGCGTAGGCCCAGCCGAGTACATCGGTAACGGTTCTGGCGCTGCTGCTGTCCGCATTCCGACCGTCTGCGGTGTCACGCTGACCCTTGCCGCTGCCAATAAAGCAGAGGTAATGGTCAAGAAGCAATTCTGAGCCCCCCCTAAGGGGCGTAGCGCACACCGTCCTCTCGTGTCTGCGCCCCTGCCCCATCAGCTCCCTGCTCGGGCTGGTGGGGCTCTCCCCATGAGGTGACCCATGAATCTTGGCGAACTGCTCGACTTTTGCGGAAACCTCCTCGACTACGACCCGAGCAATGACACCTATCGAGCGCAGCTCGTCAGTCTGCTCAATGATGCCCAGACCCGGTGCCTGACTGACAGGCCTTGGGCTTTCTCATCACGTGACCGCAAGGTCACCGTCTGGACAGACACCACGCTCAGCTTGGTGGTCACCAATGGCAGCAGCCAGGTGACTGGCACGTTTGCCACCAGCAGCAGCGCAATCACTCCGGGCAGCAACCTGGCAGGTGCTCGGCTGAAGTGGACAGATAGCGGTGGCGTCAAGCACAGGCACCAGGTGGCCTGGGTGCAGTCTGGCACTGTGCTGCATCTGGACCGTCCCTACCAGGGCGCGTCTGGCACCTTTACAGCCAAGGTCAGGCGCCGCGAGGTCTACCTACCCAGCGACTGCATGACCGTGCAGAACGTCAGTGACCCCATCGTGGGTATCCCCGCTAAGGCGCTATTCCTCAGCAAGTGGGAACGGGAAGATGCCAACCTTGACCCAGACCTGCTGGGCACAGTGGAGGCCTACCTACCGAGCGAGGGCAGGCGCGTGCCAGGCCCACAGGTGCCCAGGGGTGTTGCCACAGTGGCAGGGGTTGGCCAGGGCGTCAGGACCATCAACGTATACATGGTGAACGTGGAAGGCCCAAACGCGCAGAACTTCCCGACCTACCCGCTTGACGTCAGCAGCGGCTTTGAGTCGCCCTTCTCCAAGGTGGCGAGCTTCACCCTGGCAGACAACCAGACGCTCACGTTCACACCTGAGGTCATCCCCAGCAGCACAGGCCTGTACCGGCGGTACTACTTTACCTGCCCTGAGGCCAACATCTTGGCACCCGTGCGCATCAGGCACGCAGACACTGAGGATGCTCTTGCGGTTGATGTGGACACTGTGCCACCCACGGGCAGCATCACCCTGAAGCCTGACCTGAAGCTCAGCACACTCAGCAGTCAGGCCTTCCAGGCTACCGCTATCCGGTACTCCTGGAATCAGTCAGCGGCCTACCAGGCTGTTGAGCTGTACCCTCACCCAAGCGGTGACCAAGACATCAACATCAGGATGGTGGTCTCACCCAGGCGAATGCAGGAAGACCAGGACGCGCCCTTGGTGCCTGCCTCCTACGCTCAGATTGTGGCGTATGCTGCGCTGGAGTCGCTGACGCTGAAGGTGGACAACCCGGCCCTGGCTCAGGTTTATCAGCGCAAGAAGACGGTCATGTATAAAGCCATGGAGCAGCGCTTCCTTAAAGAGGTGCCGCGCAGAATCATCAAGGGAACGCCCACTGCTGGCTATCGCTTTACGCGCAATCCCTTCGGAACCCTGACGTTCACGCCATGAACCAGAACCAAACACAGACACCGCTTGCAGGTGGGGTGGCCACCAGGCTGCCCCAGAATGTACAAGATGCAGGCGAGCTTAAGAACTGGACAATCGACCGCGTGTCAGGTGGGTGGTCGTCCCGTGTGGGCTACGAAAACTACGCGACCGGCTACAACAACTGGGACCCCTTTGCCAGTACCGGCCCTGTCTACGCGCTGCATGTGGCGCAGCTGCTGTCTGGAGGCGCGCGTCAGTGTGTGCTCTTCGAGGCAGACGGCAACCTCCAATACTACTATGACAGCATCGTTGCGCCGCAGCTCGTAACGCTGGCCACAGGTCGCCACATCCCCACACCTACAGAGGCGGGCAGCTGGTTTACAGACACGCCCTATGGGACCATCATCACCAATGGTGTGGACCGGCCTGTCATTGTGAACCCGTGGCCACTGGGCACAGCTGCAGAGGCAACATCGGCAAGGACGCGCTGCATCAGGGCGCTGGGCTTCGCCACTGTGCCAGATGCCCCTGAGCCTATCCGGGTGAACCCAATGCCTGCGCCCAGTGGGGGCTCATTCAATCCAACCATCTTGGGCTCAGCGCTCACCCTGTGGTGTCCGAGTCAGGCAAAAGGCATCGCTGATGGTGGGCGCTGGGGCCTGGGCTTTGCCAACAACAAGGCCACAGGAAACGAGGACGGAGAACGCGTTGCGCTGTTTGCGTACGCGGTGAGCTTCATCAGTGACACGGGCAGCGAAGGCCCTGCCAGTGAGCTGGCTTCTATCACTTGGGGTCTGCCATCAGACGCAGAGGGCCACAGGCACGCGGTAGGACTGCGCCTACCCATCGGCCCTGAGGGCACTGTTGCGCGCAAGCTGTACAGGACTCGTAACTATAGCGACGACTATGTATATCAAGGTGACACCACTCTCTTTCAGCTGGAGGTGGTGCGGAACAACGCAGAAGACCTGTATTTTGACGCAGCTCGCCCACGAAGCCTGAACTTGCCCAAGCCGGACCTGAACACAGGCCCACTGCCTGCGCCGCGTGCACGGTTTAGCGCGCTGTTTGGTGGCTGCCTGTGGCTGGACGGGGGCATCGATGACGGCCTCAGTCTGTACTACTCTGCGCCTGGTCTCATTGAGCAGTTCGGGCCAACTGCCTTCATCCAGCTGGGGGCAGAAGGTGGCAGCATCACGGGCCTTTTTGGTAACTACACCAACCTCCTGGTCTTCCGTGAGAGAGGGATTGACGTAGTTACAGGAACCTTTCAGTCTGGCTTTCAGGTCCGCACCATCAGCAACTCAGTCACCTGCAGAAGTCCCCACAGCATCCAAGCAGTGCCTGGGCTCGGTGTGGTCTTCCTGGCTTCAGACGGAATCTACGCCCTGACTGGAGGCCTGGAGGGTGGTGCCATTGCTGACCTGGTGAACCTGACAGTGGGGCAGGATGAGCTCATTCAGCAGATGACCCCTGACTGTCTGCCCAAGGCTGTGGCCATCTTCAGCGCGTCACTTCGAGAATATCAGCTGTACTTCTGCGCAGGCGGCAGTGACCGACCCAACAAGGGCCTGGTGCTCCACTTGGACCGGCTGGCACTCATTGACAGTCAGCGCCTAAGTCCTTGGAGCTCACGTAGCGGGTTCCCTGTGGGCGCACTGGCTACGCGGGCAGATGGTACCGTGGTGTTCGGTCATCACACTGGGGCTGAGTCAGGCAACAGCACCAGCCAGCGCGGTCTTTTCGTGATGTCTGGCAAGCGCGCCAAGGGCAGCGCCATTGAGTCTGACAACATGGTGGCGCAGAGCCCACCCACCAGCACATACCGCTCAGCCTGGTGGTCAGCAGGTGACCCTCAGATGCAGAAGCAAGTCACGTATGTGACCATCTGGGTGATGACCACAGGTGATGCCAACATCACTATGCGACACTACAAAGACTTCAGCCTGACCCCATTGCTGGAGCGGACGTACCTGGCACAGCCTCCAGATGCTGCGGTGCTTCCGACGCTTGACAAGACAGTGCTGGGGTTGACCACCTACCAAAAGGAGCGACTGGTTCCCCTGCGATACAGTGTCGCCCACATGTCTGCTGCTTGGTTCTGCTTTGAGATTGAGACCACAGCAGACATCATCCTGGTGGGGCATGAATTTGAATACACCACGAAGGGCACCAAGACAGTGCAGGGGCGCAGAGCATGAAGCATTGGACGCAGAGAGAGGCCACCACAGGCGGCACCATCTCACCCGGTGCGGTCAATGATGAGCTGCGCGCTCAGCAGTCCAGCATCACCACGCTGGACCGCGACCAGCTGCCCGGCAACTACGTCAGCAGTGACCGGCTAAAAGACTACGCCTTGACGCGCGTTTACAGTGCCGAGGAAACCCACACAGGTGGCGAGCAGACAACCGTTGTGGACACTACAGACATCCCCACAAACGCGTGGAACAGCGCGACTTTTGACGTCTACCCAGGAGGCTGGCAGAACATCGATGATGACGCCATCACCTTGGCAGGTTTCAAGGGTGGCCACCTTCACATTGAGTGGGCAGGTAACGCGTACATCATGGGCGGGTTTGCTGATGGCTTGAATACCCCGAAACCTAAGTCGCCGCGGTATGTCAACCTCCGCATCACGGCTAACGGGCTGACAATCGCTGAGAAGCGCGGCCCCTGCTACCATGAGGCCTTTAGAGTCATAGGCTCAACTTTAGTGCCTCAGGGTGATGTGAGTATCCGGTTTCAGTGGCGCATTGTCGGGCCTTCACAAGATGACGCGCTGACAACCTCAGGAGGCGACCGCGTACCCCAGGCCCACCTCTATAGTATGCGGTATCTGGCAATAGGACGGTGGAGATGAGCAGAATCACAGACAGCCCCGTAAAAGATGGCGACAGCCTTGACGCTGCCAGCCTGAATACGCGCTTTGCAAGCTACACGCAGACAGACCTCAACCAGTTCAACCACCGTGATACTGCGCATGACCTGCCCCAGTTTGTGAATACTGGCTTCATGCTGACCCATGCGCAGAGTCAGGAAATAGGCCTCAACAACTGGAAGCATAGCAGTTCGGTGGCCCTGAACGGCATGACCACCATGCCCGCAGATGCCAGCCCAGTAAACAACGGGTCAGGCACTGTGACAGAGATGAGCTTTGGGGCGCTCGGTATCAACATCACAGAAGATGAGGTATTCCGCGCCTACTGGAATCTCAGCGTTTTTGCCAACCCTGGCACCAAGTGGAACGACGCCAGCAGCCTTGGACATTACGTTTTCCCTGCTACAGCTCCAGGCCCCACCAACAAGGCATGGACCTGGGGCGCTGTCTGGGTCACTTACCTAGAGTGGGATGTTACCAGCAACAGCCGCGGCAACTATGTGGCAGTGCCAGGCCAGAGCGACTTCAAGACAGTCATAGCGGGTAAGTACGGGGCTGCCTTAGGTGACATGCAAGCCTCAGCGGTAGTGCCTGCAGACCTGCGCTTTGCTGATGACCCAAACGCTGGAGTCTTAGCATTGAATAGCGTACAAGGTGGCCAAAAGTGGCGGGGCATCAGTGGCGCATGGTTCTACACCAGGCCGTCAGGAAACGTCACTTGCTACGGCCTGCGCGTTGTCATCAAGGGCATCATGCACCCCTTCAGCAATGGCAGCAACAACTACCTGGTACATGACACGGCCTATAGCGACGGCGCATCATTAGCCTACAACGGGGGCAACCTGGCTGTGCTAAAGCAGAGGGTCAAGTGAGCTACACCCCGCCCAACACTTTTGCCGATGGCACCATCTGCACATCTGCAGCGCTTGAAGGCAATGCAGAGGCCCTACGCGTCTATCTCCACAGAGGCATTGTGCCCGCAGATGTGGAGGTTGCGAAGTGGATCGATACGCGGCACGTCCAGCCCCCTGCATACAGGCCTTACGCTGGTGTGCAGCACGGAGTCACAGGCCACCAAGGTGGCAACAGCTCGGGCATGGTGCGCCTGACCTTCTGCACAAAATACCTGACAGGTCAAGGCAGGGCTACCAGCCAGTCCTTTAAGGCCATACCGGGCACAGCTGTGACCATTGACCTGAGACGCAGCTGCACTGTGGCCTTCCACTATTGGTATGAGCTGGAGTGTGGACCAGACGACAGCACAGCAGCCGGGCAGGTCACTGCCACAGACAGGCAGGTATGGGTTGCGCCTTATTTTGGCGAGCCGTCCACGGCCTATAGCAGCTATCGAGGACACGCCCAGGAAGGCCTCACGCTGAACATTGGCAACATGCTGGGGACCTCGGATCCGTGGAACACAACACCAGGGGCAATTGGTGCACGCATCCCCTTCACTGTGGGCGGCGCATACCAATCCCGTGATGGCGTCCTTGTCAAGACCAGCACCAGCGGACGTGTCACGTTCGGCCTGGCTTCCCACTCTCAGATTGACCGCGTGGCAGTGGTCAACTGGGGTGTGGCCATTGAATCGTTCTATTTGTAGGGGTTTTTAATGTCAGCAATTGCCACAGGGCTTCTGATTGGCTCAGCAGTAGCTTCAGCAGCTGGAGGCGTGGCCTCAGGTATCAGCAGGTCGCGGGCAGCTGATGCCATGGACCTGACTGACGCAGAGCGCGCAGAGCTGGAGCGCCTGAAGCGAAGGCAGAGGCAGGGTGACCTTGGGCTTACAGGGTCTGAGGAGGCCACCCTGCGCCAACAGGCAGACGCGCAGCAGGCAGGTGTCACGCGTGACCTGGAGGCCATGAGCCTGCAGCAGATGGCAGCACAGCAGGCAGGTGGGCGGGCAGTGTCAGGCCGTGACATTTTCCTGCAGGAGCAGGCAGAGCAGGGCGCATTGCGCAGCATTGTGCAAGACCAGCAGACTGAGATTAACCAGCTCAATCAGCAGGAACGGGAAAGCGAACGGGCACGCATTGCGCAGCTCGAAGGCAAAGCCCAGACAGCAGAAGCAGAGCGCCGAGCAGGCCGGACAGAGGCACTGAGTTTGGGCCTGGCCAGTGTCGGGCAGGTGGGCATGGCTGCAGCTCAGCAGCGCGCTGACCTTGCCATCCAAGAAGCCAAGACCCCCATCCAGCCTACAGATGTCATCATTCAGCAGTCAGGCGCAACCAACCCGTCAGACTTCACCTTTGACCTCATTCCACTCACTTCGTTTTCATAGGTGCACTGATGCCTTCCACCAGCTTTGCAGGCCGCCGCCCTCGCTACATCGAGCAGTACGCGCGCACCGTTGCCGCATACCAGCGGTTTGACGACATTACGCGAGACATCGCCAGTGAGCAGGACCGCATCAATTACCTTGACAGCTTGCTGCAGAACGAGAACGCCAACCTCACCAACCTCAATGAGGTCTTCCGGGTCAGGCCTCCTGATGCCAGCGGAGCCATGGAGCTGCTGCGCCAGCAGTACGCGTCTGAGGATGCCAGCAGGCGACGGACAGCAGCGGGCACAGCCAGGCGGGCAGCAGGCCTGAGCCTGCCCAAAGCCCAGGCTGATGAGCTGGAGGCCTTGCTTGTCAATCCCACCACACGCTTGCCAAGGGCAGCGCGTGACCTGGCTGTCAGCTTCATCACTGAGGACACCACACCTGAGCAGGTAGAAGACATCATTGGCATCCTGCAAGCGCAGGCCGTGGACGCGTCACTCATTGCCCAGGTACAGCAGCAGGCTGACAGCGTGGCACGCGGCACAGCAGCAAGCGGAGCAGCACGCGCCCTGAGCCCTGAAGAGCAGGCAGCAGAGCAGGCCATGCAGCAGCAGCTGGAAGCCCTCTTCTTTGCAGGCCCTGCAGGCATTCGCGGCGGCTACGACGGTCAGGCCATTGTGGAGCGCAGAGAGAAGACTGCAGCGCCCAAGGGTGTAGGCTTCAGCACTGAAGAGGAGGCCTTCCAGGCCGCACTTGCTGCCCTTGCAGACGGTGCGATTGTGGTAGAGGACTTTGCCACAGAGGAGGACTTTGAGTATGCGAAGGGCCTGTATGATGAGGCTGCTGCCAAGCAGGCATACCGCAATGACCAGCGCATCAACTTTGAGGCAGAAGTGCTGGCCAGCCGTCAGCGTGTGGCACAGCTGGAGACTGCACGGGCAGAGGCACCAGGTGCCCAGTACACCGACCCAGGCCGGGAGCGTGCACGCCGTGAGCTGGTGGCCCGTGGATACAAGCCGGACCTCAATCAGGGCCGTTATCTGCAGTACCAGAAGAGTCCATACTATGACGCCATGATTCAGGCCGATGACCTGTTGGTCGGCATCATTGCCAATGACTTTGAGCTGGAGGCACAGACAGAACCCCAGCGCCTGGCCTTTGCACTCATCAACCAGCTTGACGAGCGGGGCAGGCCCTACGACATCAAAAAGGTAGAGCGCCAGCTCGGCAAGGTGCTCAAAGGTGATGAGCTGCAGGAGGGCCTTGCCTTTGCCCTTGCTACCAAGGAGTACAAGAGCAAAGACCTGCAGTCTATGTCTTCCCGTCAGCTGCTGCGCGATGAGCGGGCACAGGCAGGAAAGCAGGAGGAGCAAGCCAGGGCGGCAGATGCTGAGCTTCAGGGTGCGATCGATGACGAGCTTTCACAGCAGGAGCTGTTTGTTCAGCGCCTACCCAAGACCACCACCACAGACCGGGCAGTCTTGGGGGCTCGCATCACAGCAGCCAGGGCGGCAGAGGTAGCAGAAGAGGAGGCAGCAGCCTCACCGCCTCGCACCTTCATGGCCTTTGAGTCGGACTCAGAGTCTTTGAGTCGACCCGACAAGCCAGCCACCCCTGCGCCGCGTGCTCGCACCCCAGCGCCTGCGCCTGCCCCCGCTGCTGTCGAAGCTGTAGACGAGACCATGACACCGCAAGACCGGGCCATGCTCGGTGAGGCCCCTGCTGCTCCTGCTCCTGCTCCTGCTCCTACTGCCAAGGAACCAAGGAAAGTGTGGAATGGGACGCGCTGG